CTGTTCGCCTGGGCGTACGGCGTCCTCGCGATCCTCAGCGTCGGCGGCCTCGTCGGCTGGGGCGCCCGCACCACCCGCTGGATCTCCAACTGGCTCGGCGACGTCTCCCTCGTCTGGGGCGTCGGCGGCCAGACCGGCCAGCGCGCAGGCGCCGTCTCCTACCTGCCGCTCACCCAGGCCGGCGGCGCGCTCGTGCTGATCCTGACCGTCGTCATGGTCGTGCTGGCGAAGCGGTCGCGGTACGCGGGGGACATCAAGCGTGGCGCGTGGTGCGGGGTCTGCCTGGGCACGTCCGCTGGGATCGCCGGGTTCGCTGCGGTCCCGCTCGCCACGGCCGCCAACTGGGCTGGCGGCGGCATCTACGGGGCGCTGTGATGGCACGCCGACAGGAGCAGGACGTGCCGGCCGAGGAGTCAGTGCAGCGGTCGCCGCTCGCTGGCGGGTGTGTCCTCGTCGTCCTCGCCGGGGTCGTCCTGGCCGCCGTGTGGGCCGTGTCCCCGGAGGCTGGCGTGCTCGCCGTGTGGGTGGCGGGCGCGGTCGCCGTCTGGTGGTCCGCCCGCCGCCGCGTGTCCGTTTCGTCCGCCCCTCCCCCACCGCGATCGGGGCGCCCCTCCTGCCGCGAATGCGCAGGTCACACGCTCGTGGACGTAACCCCTCTCGAAGGTGAAGAGGGGATGTTGATCTACAAGACGGTGCCGCCAGACCGGCCCAACCACACCCACATCCACATCGCACAGGGAGGATGAACCCATGAGCGAGATCGAGCGCTACCAGGACCACACCCCGGCCCGGCCCGGTGAACCCGGCCTGACCGCCGAGGACATCGCCCGCCGTCTCGCCGCGATCCACGCCGTACGGGACGACGACGAAGACGCCCACGGCAAGACCGACGACCTTCACCGGGACGTCCTCGCAGCGATCGCCGCCGGAGCCCCGGACGCGCCGCTCCTCGCCGCTGCCGCGCTGCGCACGGAGACCCTCGACTTCGCCCGCTGGTGCGCCTGACCTCAACCTTGCTTGACGTTTGCCAGGTCACGGCCCCATCATGGGCCTCACGTCCGGCGTGCCCGGACCCCACACAGCGACCACGGCCCCCGCACCCACCCGCGGGGGCCGTTCGCACACCCACACACGTCCGCGCAGGGCGCACCCTGGATCGCTCACACGACGCGGGTTGCTGCTGGCGCACCGCCCTGCGCGGACCACCACCTTCGTCACAGGACAGGCACAACACCCCCACACACCCGGCCGCACATGCCACGATCCCCCCACCAGCAGCACACCAGGGGGCATCCCATGATCCAGGCCAAAGGCCAGAACGGCACCGTCACCTTCGACGGCCACACCGTCCTCATCGAACGCAAGGGCCTCAGCGCCCGACTCCTCGTCGGCGTAGGCGAGAAGTCCATCCCGATCGCCTCCATCAACGCCGTCCAGTGGAAGAACGCCGGCTTCTCCGCCGGGTTCATCCAGTTCACGATCAGCGGCGGCTCCGAACGGCGCTCCAAGTTCGGCAAGCAGTCCAGCGACGCCATGCACGACGAGAACTCGGTCACGTTCCACGTGCGGCAACAGCCTGCCTTCGAGGAACTCCGCAAGGCCATCGACGCGGCGGTCTCCGCCCGGCACGCCCCGCAGGCCGCCGCCGCGCCTGTCTCTGTCGCCGACGAGCTGGCGAAGCTCGCGCAGCTGATGCAGCAGGGCGTCATCAGCCAGCCCGAGTTCGAGCAGCAGAAGGCGCGGCTCCTCGCCCAGTAGCCCACCCGCCGATACAGGCCCGGTCGCCCCACGCGGTCGGGCCTTTCGCGTACCCGGAGGTGACCATGGCGAACCAGCACACAGCCCCGGTCACCGAGGAGGACTACGCCCGCGTCCGCGAGCTGCACGCCCTCGGCATGGGCCGCAACCAGATCGCCCGCGAGATCGGCCGCGCGCAGCGCACCGTGTCCGTCATCGCCGCCGAGTTGGGCCTGACGTTCGACACGTCGATGACCGAGGACGCCACCCGCGCCCGCGTCGCCCAGCTGGCCGCGCTGCGCGCAGACACAGCCCTCGATCTCCACCTGGACGCGCTGAAGCTCACGCAGCAGATGTGGGAGCCCGCCGTCGTCTTCAACTTCGGCGGCAAGGAGAACACCTACAACGAGCGCACCGTCGACGAGCCGCCGACCGTCGACAAGAAGAACCTCATGGCCGCGGCCGGGATCGCCCTGGAGAAGTCCCTCAAGCTCGTGCCGCCCGCCGACGACGCCGGCGCCGAGGACGCCCGCTCGATGCTCGGCCAGCTGATGCGCGGCCTGAAGGCGGCATACGACGAAGCGGGGGCTGAAGAGGGGGCGGGCGAGGAGGCGGAAGGTGAGTCTCCTTGATGCACTGCCCCTGTCCCGCAAGCAGATCATCTCGGTCGTGGAGGCCGACGCGCGGATCAACGCGTGGGAGGGAAGCGTCCGGTCGGGCAAGACAATCGCTTCACTGCTCGCCTGGTTGATTTTCGTGGCGGTTGCGCCTACCGGCGGAGAGCTGGTGATGGTCGGGCGCACCCGAGACTCGCTGTACCGGAACGTCATTGCTCCGCTGATGAACCCGGACCTGTTCGGGCCGCTTGCGAAGCTGATCAAGTACACCAACGGTGCACCGATCGCCTACATCATGGGCCGCGCCGTGCACGTCCTCGGCGCGAACGATGCAAAGGCTGAGCCGAAGATCAGGGGCATGACCTGCGTTGGCGCGTACGTCGACGAGACCACGACCCTGCCGAAGACGTTCTTCGACCAGCTCGTGGCACGCTGCTCCGTCAAGGGCGCGAGAATCTTCACGACGACGAACCCGGACAACCCGGCGCACTGGTTCCGGCGGGACTACCTGAAGCGGTCAGCCGAGACCCGGCTCCGTTCCTGGCACTTCACGCTGGATGACAACCCGTTCCTCGACCCCGAGTACGTCGCCTCACTCAAGTCCACGTACGTGGGCCTGTTCTACCGGCGGAACATCCTCGGGCACTGGGTGCAGGCAGAGGGCGCCATCTATGAGGCGTTCGACGAGGCCCGGCACGTCACCGCCGAGGTCCCGCACATTGCGCGCTGGCTGTGCGACGCGATCGACTACGGCACCACCAACCCGTACGCCGACCTGCTCCTGGGATTGGGCGTCGATCAGCGCCTGTACGTCGTCTCGGAGTACCGGTGGGACTCCAGGGCGGAGCGTCGGAAGAAGACCGACGCCGAGTACAGCCAGGCCCGCCGGCGTTGGCTCGCCTCCGTGGCGCAGCCGCAGACCAACGTGATCGGCGTGCAGCCGGAGTGGACGGTGGTCGACCCGTCCGCGGCGAGCTACATCGAGCAGCTGCACCGTGACGGCGTCACGGGTGTGGCCCCGGCGGATAACACCGTTCTGGACGGCATCCGTACCGTCGGCACCCTGATCGCCGCAGACCGTCTGCGCATCCACCCCTCGGCGGCCGGGCTAGTTGAGGAGATCCCGGGCTACTCCTGGGACGACGAGGCGGCGGAGAAGGGCGAGGACAAGCCCATCAAGATCAACGACCACTCCTGTGACGCGCTGCGGTATGGCGTCCGTACGACTGAGGCCCTGTGGCGACCGCACATCCCGACCCTGCTGGAGGTGGCCGCGTAATGCCTCTGCCCACTGGCGACATGACGTGGCCGCCGGCCGACGAACGTGTCCAGAACTCCCTCGCCGACTGGGACGCCTGGTACTCCTCGGAGCCGGACCGGCTGGAGGCCCGCTACCTCAACCGCGGCTACCGCGCCGTCGACGACCGGCCCGCGCAGTACCGCGGCGGCGTCGTCGGACGGCTGGCCCGCTGGTTCTGGGGCAACCCCACGTCACCGGGTGAGAAGCGCGACAAGCTGCACGTGCCGCTCGCCGCCGACATCGCCCGCAACAGCAGCGAACTGCTGTTCTCCGAGCCTCCCAAGCTGCTGGCCGCCGACAACGCCTCCGACGCCACCCAGGACGCCCTCGACAGCCTCATGGAGACCGGCCTGCAGGCCACGCTCCTGGAAGCCGGCGAGGTGTGTGCCGCGCTCGGCGGTGCGTACCTGCGCGTGGTGTGGGACGAAAGTGTCTCTGACCGGCCGTGGATCGACACGGTGGCCGCCGACCGGGCCGCACCCGAGTTCGCGTACGGGCGGCTCGTTGCGGTCACGTTCTGGACGGTCCTGGAGTCGCAGGACACCACCGACCGTCGGGTGTTCAGGCACCTGGAGCGGCACGAGCGCGGACGGATCTACCACGGCCTGTACGAGGGTTCGGCAGGCACGCTGGGCGCGGCCCGGCCGCTCGCCGACCACCCGGCCACCCGAGCGCTCGCCAACATGGTGGACTCCGAGGGCGGCCTCAACACCGGCGCCCCCGACCACCTGACAGCCGCCTACGTGCCCAACGTGCGCCCGGCGCGCGGCTGGCGGCACATCCCGTCCGCCACCTACTGGGGACAGTCCGACTTCCAGGGCATCGAGGGCCTGATGGACGCCCTCGACGAGACCTACTCGTCGTGGATGCGGGACATCCAGAACGGCAAAGGCCGTGTGGTCGTCCCCGACACCATGCTTCAGTCGCTCGGGCCAGGGCAGGGTGGCACCTTCAACGAGGACCGGCGCATCTACTCCGGGCTGAACATGCTGCAGCGGCCGGGCGACCCGAACCCGCTGACGGTCGTGCAGTTCGACATCCGGGTCCAGGAGCACCGGGACACCAGTCAGGCGCTCCTCGAACAGGCCGTACGGCAGGCCGGCTACTCCGCTTCGAACTTCGGGGAGTCGGACGGGCAGGCGGTCACGGCGACCGAGGTGAAAGCGCGCAACCGGCGCTCCCTGGGCACCGCGGGCCGCAAGTCGCTGTACTGGAAGCCCTCGGTCGCGAACATCGTCGCCGCGTATCTGGCGGTCCTGGCCGGGTTCCGGTTCCGCCAGGGCGGCCTCGACCTGGAGCCGCCGACGGTGGAGTTCCAGGACGGCATCAGCGAGGGCCCGCAGGAGCTTGCCACCACGGCCGAGCTGCTGAACCGGGCCGAAGCCGCCTCCCGCGAGACGCTCGTGCGGATGGTGCACCCCGACTGGGACGACCAGCGGGTGGAAGCCGAGGTGCAGGCGGTCCTCGAGGAGACGGGGAAGCTCGTTGCGGACCCGGCCCTGACC